TTTAACACTGAATCATCTGACAGAGCTTTCGAAGAGGAAGTAATGTTATCTGGTTTCGCAAATGCGGCAGTTAAACCTGAAGGTCAAGGCGTAACATTTGATGATGCGCAAGAAACTTTCACTGCGAGATACACAAATGAAACGATTGCATTAGCATTCGCTATCACAGAAGAAGCTATCGAAGATAACTTGTATGACAGACTTGCGTCTAGATATACAAAAGCGTTAGCAAGATCTATGGCGTCTACTAAGAATATCAAAGGCGCAGCTGTTTTAAATAACGGATTTGATTCAAGCTTTGCTGGTGGAGATGGTAAGGAGCTTTTTGCTACTGACCACCCTACACTATCAGGCACGTTTGCAAACGAGTTAACCACAGCAGCTGAACTTAATGAAACTTCATTAGAACAAGCGCTAATCGACATCGCAGCGTTTACTGATGAAAGAGGCCTTAAAATTGCAGCACAAGGAACTAAAATGATAATTCCTTCGGCGCTTCAATTTACTGCTGAAAGATTGATGAAATCTGAAGGCAGAACAGGTACTGCAGATAACGATATCAATGCATTAAGAAGTATGGGAATGGTTCCGCAAGGATACGCTGTTAACCACTACTTAACTGCAACGAAAAAATGGTTCGTTAAAACTGATGTACCAAATGGTCTTAAACATTTCGAAAGAACACCTATCGCGACTAAGATGGAAGGTGACTTTGATACAGGCAATGTAAGGTACAAAGCTAGAGAGAGATACGTTTTCGGATTCTCTGATCCTAGAGGTGCCTTTGCATCAAATGCGACGTAATCAATAATTATTTTTGTGGCGGGACATCGTTCCGCCACAATTACTAAATAAAGGTGAGAGAATGAAGAAATTCCTAGTAAAAATCAACGCTTATAAATATCATGCAGAATTTGAAGTTCTTGCTGAGGATAATGTTGAATCTATTGAAAATTCAATAGTTGACAAAATAGGAGAAAAAGGTGTAAAATGGGAATATCTTGGAGAAATGATGGATCCCAAGAAGAATAGAATAACCTATGAGGAGGTTATAGATGGTACAAGACCTGTACAAACAAAAACGGTCCTTGGAGTTGAAGTGGCAGTTGGAGTATGAGCAACAAGGTAAATATACTCTGAATATGGTCAGGATTGATAGCGCAATTAGAGACGTTATCACTGAGATAAAACTCGAAGAGTCCAAAATAGCAGATAGACAAAATAACATTGAAATGTCTGCACCTACAGTTTCAGTAGCTACTTAAACGCTACATTCAAAATCACAATATAATCCTAGCCCTCTTGCGCTCTACTCAAATCTACTATATAAACTAACTACTATACAATTTATTAATAGATGTAGACGAGTATAGTCGACGGCCTAGAGCCTACATCTTATAAACTAGGAGGATAATATGGGCACAACTACATTTTCCGGACCAATTAAAGCCGGAACAGTAAGAGAAGGTGCAAGCGCAAATGCAGGTTTTGTCAAAATGGCACAATCAGCAGCTTGGACTCAGACGGCAGCAAGTGCTGCGACTACAGGAATGATTATTCCTGCCAACAGTCAAATCACGTCAATCACTTTGTACATTACAACTGCACCTGGTGCAGCTAATTTAAGTATGGGAACAAGTATAGCGGCAACTGAATTGTTTACTGCTTTAGCAGTAGGAACAGCAGCAGACGTAATCAAGCTTGGAACTAGTGGTACAATTACAGATATGGATGCGTGGACGGATGTTGGAACTTCTGATGTTACACTTTATGTACTTTCATCAGCGAACACAACTGGACGAGGAATTATTACTGTAGAATATATACAGAATAATAATTTAGCGTAATAAATAATTAATAGTGCTCCTTCGGGAGCACTAAATTAACAAGGAGAAAAATTATGGCAGGCGGCGGATCTTTTTCAAGCGACCAACAGGTAGCCCATACAGCAGTTGATGCACAAGTAGTACCTACTTCACAAAGAGCTAGAGTAACTTATATTCAAGCAGCTGGTGTAGCAAGTGGTGCGGTTAGTTTAAAAACTGGTGGTTCATCAGGAACCATACTAGCTACATACTTATTTGATGTAGATGGATTATCTGTGTATGTACCAGGTTCAGGAATTTTATTTGAAGAAGGAGTGTATGTTGATTTAACATCTACTCCTGGTGTAACTATTTTATACACATAAGGACATAAATGGCGACTATTACTTTCACAGTCACTGTCGCAAGTGGCACTAACGCCTTTGGTACCGGCGATAAATTTTTTATTAATGGTGCTGTTAGTCCTGTTTTCGAATTACAAGAAGGCAATACTTATGTATTTGATACTTCAGATGCAAGTAATGCTAGTGAAATTTTATCTTTTTCATCAACTAAAGATGGAACCCACACAACCGGCGGAGCCGAATACACAACAGGAGTTACTAAAACCGGAACACCTGGGGCTGCAGGTGCAAAGACAACTATTATAGTTGCTCCGGTTCCAACTACAGGTGCGCCTACTTTATTTTATTATAATTCTGGAGCATCTGGAACTGCTGGAATGGGGAATACGGCAAATACTATTTCTCCAACTTCAGGAGTAACAAATAAATTTAATCCCCAAATCGATGATATTATTGAAGAAGCTTTTGAAAGAACTAATCTAAGAGGAACACGAACAGGTTTTCAATTAAGGTCCGCGAGACGTTCTTTAAATATTATGTTTCAAGAGTGGGCTAATAGAGGAGTGCATCTATGGAAAGTTAAACTTGCACAAGTTCCTTTAGTAGAAGGCCAGGCAGAATATAGTTATGCTACTGATTCAACAAATTTTCCCAATGATATTAGTTCCCTTTTAGAAGCTTATTACAGAGATAATTCTACAACTACCGCGCCTGAAGATATTGCTCTAACCCAAATTAGCAGATCAGCGTATAACGCCACTCCAAATAAATTAACTAAAGGAACTCCTTCTCAATTTTATGTGGAAAGAAAAATTAATCCAAGCATCTTTTTATATGCTACACCAAGTTCAAGTGTGTCAAGCACAACTACACCAAGTAGTTATCAATTTTGTTTTTATTATCTAGCTCAAATAGAAAATCCAGGAGCATACTCAAATACGTCGGATGTCGTAAATAGATTTTATCCATGTATGATGTCAGGACTGGCTTATTTTTTAAGTATGAAGTTTTCTCCTGCAAGAACACCGGAGCTAGAAAGAATTTATGAAAGTGAAATGTTAAGAGCATTAGATGCAGACAATCAAGGAACATCTACATTTATTTCTCCACAAACATTTTATGGAGATGGAGTACTATCGTAATGGGAAAATTTGCTACAGGAAAAAAAGCCTATGCCATTTCAGACAGAAGTGGACTAAGATTTCCATATACTGAAATGGTTAGAGAGTGGAATGGTTATTTAGTTCATTACTCCGAGTATGAATCTAAACAGCCACAACTTGAACCTAAGCCGGTTGGTAATGATCCACAAGCGTTACAAAATCCACGAGTTCAGAGAAAAGATACTCCTCAATTAATTTTATTAAAAAATAATCCTTTTGAAGTTGTTAAGTATGGAGTTAATACTTATGTTAATGTTTACTCTTTAGATCATCAGCGATCCGCGGGCGCTATAGTGAGATTAAGAGGGGCTCCCCGAGTAACAAGTACAGGGACTGGTGGTGAAGATGCAACTAATTTACAATCTTTTGCTTCAATTCCGGATATAGTAGGAGTTACTGATATTGATTCTGTAAATGGATTTACAATTTCATTAGGAAGAATAGATTCAGCAGGAAATGTAACAGGAGCTACAACATCAGATTCTTTAACTAATCCTATTAGTTATTTTTATTTTCAAAGCACGAACACCGCAACAAAAACAGATGTTTTCGGTGGTGAACAAAATTGTTCAGCGGGCCCTGTAACATTGGAGGCATTATAATATGGCATATCTTTTAGCAAATTTGAGAACCGATATAAGAGGATACACAGAAGTAGGTGATACAGTTTTAACTGATGCTGTTCTAGATAGAATTATTCAAAACGCAGAAAATGGAATTGAAAGAGCTGCCCCAACAGACCAAAATGCTCATTATGCTACTTCTAACTTAGTTGTTGGAAATAGATATGTAACTATTCCGGCTGATTTAAGATCAATTAATTATGCTCAATTAACTGATGCTGCAGGAAATCAAACTTATTTAGAACAAAGAGATCCTAGTTTTATGGCAGAATATTATTCTACACCTGATGCTAATTCAGTTAGCATTCCTAAATATTATGGAAATTGGGATGAAACTTATTGGGTGGTGGCGCCCACGCCGGATAAAGATTACAAAATTACCTTGGCATATAATAGAGAGCCATATAGTTTAACAGATACAGTGAACCCTGTGACTGCTCCCGCAGCTACCAATGGGACTTATTTATCTAATAAATATCAAGACTTGCTTTTATACGCGTCTTTATATAATACATATGGGTACTTGAAAGGACCGCAGGATATGGTACAATATTACCAATCGCAATATCAAAATGCGCTTACAACGTATGCAACCGAACAAATTGGTTACAGACGCAGAGACGAATATGAAGATGGTATGATTCGTCAACAATTAAGATCTCAATCACCATCAAGTTATGGAACCAAATAGGAGAAAAATATGGCAAATTATGTACCATACGAGTTTAAAAAAGATTTATTAAAAGGAAATTTTAATTTCCCTAGTGATACAATTTATTTAGCTCTTTATACAAGTGTTACTAACTATCCAGTGGCAAGTGCAACAGTTTATTCAAGTGCAACCGGAGGACAAGTTGCATCTGGAGGAAACTATGTAACGGATGGCAGAACATGTGGTACGGCTACAGTTGCTAATGCAGGTTCACAACCTCAATCAATCTACTTAAATTTTGCAGGAGATGGAAGCGGAGCCAATACTATTACATGGTCTACCGCAACTATTACTGCGGCTTATGGAGTGATGTATCAATATCAATCTCCAGGCGGCACAACAGCTAATCAAAGATTAGTTGCTGTTCTAGATTTTGGTGGATCAAAATCTTCATCTAGTGGAGATTTTAAAGTTGTGTTTCCTACTGTTAGTACAGGAGCTGATGCAATTTTAAGTATAACGTAAGGAAAGTAAATGGCATTCGTTTTAAACGATAGAGTAAAAGAAACTAGTACTTCAACTGGTACAAGTCAAACGACTTGGACTTTAGATGGAGCGGCTACTGGTTATCAAACTTTTAACAGTGGAATTGGAAGTAGTAATACTACTTACTATTGTATTTTTAATAACCCAAATGAATGGGAAGTTGGTTATGGAACTTTAAGTACTTCAAGCAATTTACAAAGAACAACTATTCTTTCTAATTCAGACGGAAATACTTCGGCAGTTAATTTTGGTTCAGGAACTAAAGATGTATTTTGTACTTTACCAGCAAGTAAAGCAGTTGTTGAAGAATCAACTGGTAATGTAACTTTACCAGCAGATTTAACTGTTGGTGCGTTATTAAAATTACCAACTAATTCTGCTAATAAAATATTAGTTGCAGACGGAACTTCATTTGAAGAAGTTGATATGTCGGGAGATGCGACTATCGCTACAGGTGGAGCAGTAACATTAGCGAACACTGCAGTGTCGGCAGGTTCGTATACGAACACAGATATAACAGTCGACGCAAAAGGAAGATTAACATCAGCTGCGACGGGAGCAGCAGGGGCGAGCCAAGGTTTTGCCGTTGCAATGGCCGTGGCACTCTAGTATAAGGAAATTATGGCACAAAATTTTAGAAACTATTTAACACAAAACACAGGAACAGTAGCAGTAGACCTTTTAGGAGGTGCTATCGGTGCTGGTACTTATGATTGTGTGATAAGTTTAAGATTAGCAAACACAACAACAAGTACTATTTCTGTAGACGTCTATGTTAAAGACACCAATAATTATT